CTCTAACGCCCGAAGAAGTTCAGGAGTACGTTCAAAAACTCGCTGAACCAATCGGAGGGAGACCCTGTCCGACGCATCTTTGAGATCAAGCGTAGCAAACTCAAGAGTAGCTGAGCTACCGAGAGCAATGTTACGATTGATCTCTTGATCTGTAAAGTTGACGAAGCCCTTCGTAAACGTCGAAACGTTCTCGAGGTGCTCCGCCATCTTTCGCCCAAGGCCCTGCTGAATCCACTGGTATTCCAGTGGTTCAGCGGAGATGAGGCGCGGACCACGTGAGTCCTTCGGGACGAGTACGACCTTCGCCGTGCCGCTTTCGAGGCGCGACATAGAGAAGTACCAGTCTCGACGGTCAGCAGCTTCTGACCCCTTTCCACACATAAAATATGTGTAATAGGGGTAATACTGGTGAATCTGGTTGTATAGGCGGGAGAACTCCCACTTATCCTCCAGCTTCTCACCAGTAGCCACAGCACCTGGACCATGTCGCGGCAGAATGTCTTTGGGATCAAAATCCGCAAAGACACTCTGTGTAATACGCGAGGCCAACGAGAGTAAACTCTCGGTAGCATCGTCGTATACAACAGAACCGAGTCCATCGTCAGTCTCCTTGAATCGCTCAATTACTGAGCGCTCAACCGAAGGCTGATATGGCAACTCGAGCTTGTACGCGAAAAAGAGTACCTGCCGGAGGTGTTTAACAGCTTCGGCAGGCGCTGTGTCCAGGAGCGAACCATCTTCGCCGAAGATCAGGTTGAAGTAAGCCTGCAGGAATGCAGGTATACTTCGATTACCATGTGAGTGTTTAAACTCACGAGGTAATTGGAACCTGAGGTTCGCAAGTCCAAGATCAAGCGCCTTTCCTAACTTAGGTAAGGTCTTGGTCAGGAACGAGAGCCCTTCGGAGGAGAACCTCGAGACGAGAGTTTCGAGGTCCTTCTTCAAGGCTTTGTGCGAAGTGGTACCGAGCGGATCGCAAGCGATCTGTTGCACGCAGAGGTCGAGATAAAACTCGGCCTGGCTTTTCGAGGGGTCCACAACGGAGCCCTTCCAAGCTTCCACCGGCTTACTCTGTGACATCTGGAGCAGAGCTCGTTAATCCTTAACACACAGCACTGTGTGCAGGATACCCTCCGCCGTGAATGAGGCTAAGCCTCATTGCGAAGCAGGGAGTCGATGTTCGCTGTGCTAGCCAGCGTGGTGAAACCACCACTCATGAGGAAGTCAAGCAGGTTTGCGACCTGATCTATGACAACCTGAGTGGTGATTACCGCACTTCGCGGAACAGCCAGGGTCAAATTGACCGTAAGCGTCCGCGGCACCCCATTGGCGTCAGCAAGGGTACGGGTGAACTGTACCAAGTGACGGTCAATGGTATCGGAACCCTTTCCTGCCTGACTGTGTCGAACAGCCAAAAAGGCGGGAGCCGATAGGGTAGTGGCGATATCGATCCTTTTCGAACCACTAGCATCAGTGCTAGTGAGACGATAGGTGATATCGTCGCCCGATGCATCATCGAGAACGATGTCAGCAGAGAAAGCCATGGAATCCTCCGTAGTATGTACGCACAGTATGTACAACGTTGGACACACTGCACGCACAGACATCCAGCAACTACTTTGTTGCTGCACCCAAAAGTGCAGCTGCAAGCACCAGCTGCTGCGGTGTTAGTGACGTCTCTGTGAGAACAGAAGACGACACAGGAAGACCTGGACCCCGCGTGTACGTCTCCACGACAAGAGTGGCCTGAAGTTGACCGAGGAATTCGGCAACATCAGACCGAGTACTCTTGATCTCCCACTCTTCCTTGTAATAGAAAGAGTGTGAGATATTCCTTAGGTTCCACAGCCCAGAAAAAGGCTGTAGTTGTAAGGAATTCACTATGCCATCGGTCCTCACAAACCAATCCGCCACGAAGGAGAATGGGATTCTTTCCCAAACAACTGCGGACGGATTGAGAAGACCGAGGGCAGAGGAGAACGCCCTCAGATTTCCTTCCATTCCTTCCAAGCGCTCGAGCAGATGGAACAGGTAAGCACCTGCTACAAACTGCCGTTTGGAAGAAATGAGAGTAAGGGAGGAATCCTCGATAGTCGCCGTTTCTGGACCCTCATAGGGCCAGTCCGACGAAAAACCGAGGCGGACTTCTCGACCACGAGAGTCGCGTAACCACTTTAAGCGGTCAGCGACGATCTGGTTGAGATGTCCAAGCTTTCTCAAATCGC